CAGACCAAGCGGGAAGAGACCGCCGAAGCGCTTCTGGAACTCGTGACGGGGGCTGGCAAGATCGGCGAAATGATCGCCGTCTCTGCCGCTGACAAGGTGCTCAGGCAATTCGATTTCCCTGATGCGGATGGCGTAGCTGATCGGGTGATGTCGCTGATTCCTGCTGCTCAGGCTGAGAAGAATCTGCAGGGTGCGACGACTGAGCAGTTGCGATCTCTGGTAGCCGGGCTGCAGCAGCACAACCAGGAGTTGACGCAGCAACTGCAGGCTGCCGGCATTGAGATCAAGTTCAAGCACGGCATCGAGGCGATGCGGCAGAAGGGCGAGGATCGCCGACTGCAGTTCAAGGAGCATGCCGAGACCGAGCGTACGGCAATGGAGCTGGGCGTGAAGCGCGAGGATGTGCTCACCAAAGCCCATACGGCCATCCACGACACGCATGTGAAGGCGACGACCGCCATGAACGTGGCCGAGATCAATGTCGCCGGGAAGATGCTGGACTCTCACCTGGACCGCGCACATGAGCGCGAGATGGGCGAGCGTGAGTTGGAGCACGCCGAGAAGATCTCTGACGCCGATCGCGCATCGTCCGAGAAGATCGCCTCCATGAAGCCCGCGCCGAAGCCGGGCGAGTAAGTCAACACACCCAATTTCGTCCCAACCGCCTGGCATGCGGTCGGGATGGCGTCCTTTTGCCCCGCACCTGACGGCATCAGGGGTTCATACGTGGAGCGATCCATGGCGATTCAGACTGTGACCCAAGCGAACTTGGCGGAATTCGCCGCCAGTCGGCCCAAGGCTTCCGAAATTTCGTCACCCGAGGCGCTCGCCGCATCTGTTGCAAAAGCAGAGCCGGCGAAGGCTGAAGGAGATGGCGCCGAGCGTAAACCCACGCCCGGCAACCCGGTGATCACATCGGGGGAAGAGAAGCTCGACACGGGTGCGCCCGATCCTGGCGCGCAACCGAAGGCCGAGGAGAAATCCCGACAGCCGAAGCCGGTACAGCCTCGTATCGATGAATTGGTTCGTGAGAAGAAAGAACTCGACGAAGCCTTTCAGGAGGAATACGAGCAACGGTTGCGCCTCGAAGGTGAACTTGCGGCGCTCAGGTCACAACAGCAACCCAAGGCGGAAGAGAAACCGAAGGTAACGGAAGACCCACGGCCGGATCGTACGAAGTACGAAGACCCGGTGAAGTACGAGGATGACCTTCTCGCATGGAACCGGCGCGAGGCGCGGCGCGAGTTTGAGGCCGAGCAGTCCAGAGCTCGCCGCGAACAAGCCGCACGCGAGGCAGAAGCCGCGATGGCCGCGAAAGTGGCCAAAGCAATGGCGGATTTCCCTGACTTCCAGGAAGTCATCGACAAAGCCGATCGACGTACGCGGGGAGACATCCCAGCGCACATCAAGGCTGCGATGTACGAATCGGATGTTGGGGCGCACATCGCCTATCACCTCGCGAAAAATCCGGACGAAGAGAGACGCATCTTCGCGTTGCCTGTCGCCAAGGCGTTGCTGGAACTCGGAAAGATCGAAGACAAGCTCGCCAAGAAGCCTTCCCCGGCTTCTGGCTCCACGACTGAAACGCCGGCCACACCGGCACCCCCTGAAACCAAATCGACTCCAGCGCCCATTGCGCGGCTGAGAGAGTCCCCGGGCGTTGTCGCTACGGATCTCTCCAAGCCGATGTCATTCAAGGACTACCGCACGGCTCGACTCGAGCAGATACGAGCCAGCGGACGCAGAAGGCACTGAAGTCTAGGAGACTTTTGTGTCGAATAACCTGATCACGATTTCACAGATCACGAACGAGGGCCTGATGGTCCTTGAGAACGATCTGTGTCTCGCCGATCACGTCAACCGCCAGTACGCAGACCAGTTTGCTCTGTCGGGTGCCAAGATCGGTTACACCGTCAACGTTCGCAAGCCTCCGCGATACATCGGTACCACGGGGCCTGCTCTCAACGTCGAGGATACCAACGAGACCTACATCCCCGTCACACTCACGACCCAATTCCATGTGGACGTGCAGTTCACGACGGCAGATCTGGCTACGTCGATCGATCTCTTCAAAGAGCGCATCATCAATCCGGCCGTCGCCGCCGTCGCCAACAAGATCGATCGCGACGGATTCGTGTTCGCCTACCAGAACATCCCGAATGCGGTGGGTACGCCCGGCACACCTCCGGCTTCGTTCCTCAGCTTCACACTCGCTGGGGCGATTCTCGATGCGATGGCCGCTCCGCGGGATGGCACTCGCGTGGTCCTGCTGGATCCATTCTCGATGGCGTATGCGCAGGACTCTGTCAAGGGCCTGTTCAATCCGCAGGCGGTGATCTCCGACCAAATCGAGAAAGGCCTCGTGGCCAAGCGCTTCGCCGGCTTCGATTGGTACATGGACCAGAACGTGGTCTCGTACTCGGTTGGCGCTGGAGGTGGCTCGCCGACGTTGGCGAACAACACGTCCTCCGCGTGGCTCGCCTCTGGCTGGGCACAATCCGGACTGGTGCAGTCCAGTTCGTGGACGGCGTCCGCGAACCCGCGACTCACAGTCGGAGACATCGTCACGTTTGCCAACGTGTATTCGGTGAACCCACAGAACCGTGGCGTGGTGGGATCAAACCGTCTCGCGCAGTTCGTGGTGATTCCGCCGGCGGCATCGCTTTCAAACGGCACGTACAACTCGACGACGGGTGTGTACAGCTCCACTTCTGGCGGGGCGCTGGATTTCTACGTCGCCAATGCCGGCATCTACGGTGGCCAGTTCCAGAACATCAGCGCGCAGCCGGCCAGCAACGCTGCCATCACGGTCTGGGGCAACAGCACCAGCACGGCATATGCCGGTACGGCCACTCCACAGAACTTGGCAATCCATCGCGACTGCCTGGCGCTGGCGTTCGCGGATCTGGACCTGCCGGGCGGCGTCGATATGGCCGCAAGGGCGGTGGACGAGGAAGCCGGAATCAATTTCCGTGTCGTCCGTCAGTACACCATCAACAACGATGCTCTGCCGTGTCGGTTCGACGTGCTCTACGGCTGGGCCAAACTGTATCCGGAGCTTGGCGTCCGGATCGCGGGCTAAGAGGAGACAACCATGGCAAATCCAGGACCGGCCGTTATCAACACGGTCAACACCGAGAGCCCGCGCAGCTTCTTCCAGTTCGTCCAGACGATCGATGTCGCCATCACCCCGGTGGCGGTGGCGACGATCACCACGGCCGAACAGAGCTACGGCTTGAATGGCGCATCCTTCGCCACTGCGGCTACCGGCATTCTGCCGGGTGATGTGATCCTCGCGATCTCGCCGCCGTCCATCACGGCCGGAACGGGCATCGCAGGATGGCGCGTCGATGGCTCGACGGCGGACAAGTTCTACATGACATGGGTGAACCCGACTGCCGGGTCTCTCACGCCTGCATCCGGGACATACCGCATCACCGTGGGACGCGTGATTCAGAGCGTCACGACCGCCCCAGGCACGCTCGGCAACCTGCCGGCAGCCGTCGTCACGGCGTCGTAACCCAACCTAGCAAACCTCGGGGGGGCGAGAGCCCCCCTCTTTTAGGAGCACTCCATGCCCGGTGGCACAACCGAAGTGGGCGGCAACACGAAACTGCAAGTGGTAGGAGTACTTGGCTCCTCCGCTGGCGTTACGACCCCATCTGTCAACGCAAACACCTCCACGACCACGACGTACAACATCCCTGGTCTTCTGGTCAATGACATGATTGACCTTCAGGCGCAGACACACGTAGCCGGCCTGTCTATCGGTTCGGCCTGGTGCGCGGCCAATGGCGTGGTGACGGTTCAGTTCATCAATTCGACTGGCTCAACGATCGGAGCGCAGAGCAACTACATCATCCTGTTCCAGGTGACTCGCATGGAGAATGCGAATCTGAATCTTTCGGTATTCCCGACCGCGATTGTATAAGTGGCTGCGGTCACCACCAGCGCGCTCGACCTGATTACGGGCGCGTTGCGGAATATCAAGGTTCTGGCGGCAGGCGAGACCCCCAACGCGCAGGACTCGGCGGATGCGCTGCAGGTCCTAAACGATCTGCTTGAGTCGTGGTCGATCGACCATCTCACCATCTACAGTCAGGTCGAGAACATCCTGACGTTTACTGCGGGCCAATATCAATACACCATTGGCAATCCGACTGGTGGAACGTTTACCGGAACTCTCGTTTCGGGATCGCCGACCATTTCCGGCGTCACGGTGCCTTCGAACCTTGTTGTAGGTGGGGCGTTGACGGATGTTCAGGCGGCGATCCCCTCGGGCGCGACAGTGCTGGCCTTTAATGCGGGGGCTGGGACTGTGACTATGAGCGCCAATGCGCTCTTCACCGTCTCATCTGCTGAGACCATCACGTACACGACACCGGGCAATTTCGCTATCCCGCGTCCGCTTCGTATCACGAACGGATTCACCCGCATCACGACGGCCGGCGGCGGATTGGATTACCCGATCGATTTCGAGGGCGGCCGGGACAAATACAACGCGATCGGTCTCAAGTCAGTTCAGGCGCCATGGCCGATTGTCGGCTGGTACAACCCAACGTTCCCGCTCGGGAATGTGTACTTCTATCCGAATCCATCGGGCGCGGGCCAGTTGCATCTCTTCACGGATACGATCCTTTCTGACTTCACCACTCTCACGCAGTCAATCAACTTGCCCCAGGGCTATGCGCGGGCAATCAAGAAGAATCTCGCCCTGGAACTAGCGCCGGAATACGGCAAGAGCGCAGGGGCATTGTTGGTAAAGCAGGCCGCTGAATCGCTTGCGATGATCCGAGCGTTGAATGCAAGCCCCGCCATTCAAGCCTTTTACGACCGTGACCTCGTGAAATCGAACCGCACAGACGCGGGCTGGATACTCCACGGAGGCTTCAACTGATGAGCGATGCCGCCGCAGACTTTTCGTTCGTGGGTCCTGCCTACGAAGCTCCGATGCTGCTGCAGGATGCTCAACGACTCATCAACTGGTATCTCGAGATCAGCGGTTCCAGAGCATCGAAAATGCCGATGGCGCTGCTGGGTTGTCCGGGGTTGAACCCATTCGCGACTCTGCTCTCCAGCAGTCCCGTCCGTGGAGCCTGGGTACTGCCGGGCGGAACGCAGTGTCTGTGGGTGTCCGGTAGTCAGTTGTGGCTCATGACGATGACCGTACCGGCCACGCAGACATCCATCGCTCAAGTGTCCGTAGTGCAGGTAGGAACGTTGCTCACCAACAATGGGCCAGTCTGTATCCGCGACAACGGCGTCGCAGTCACGACGACGAGCGGTGTTGCAGGTGGGTACGCTCTCATTGTCGATGGCCAGTATGCCTACTACTACCGCATTGCTGGCGCTGGGACATTCCAGTTCACGGGCGGTGTGACGTCGGGTAGCACGACTATCTCATTGCCCGGAACGTTGCCTGTCGGGCTCTTGATGAGCACGGTCGCGACCTTGAGTGACAGCGGGAATATCCCGGCGAATACGTACATCAGTTCCATCAACTACAGTACGCCGAACATTACGATGTCGGCGGCTGCCACTGGAACCAATGCGTCTGAAACGATCACACTGACCATCCCGGCATTCGGACAATTGACCGATCCCGGACTACCTGCCGCGCCGAGTCGGTTGGCGTTTATCGAAGGGTGGCTGCTGGTCAACAATGATGGTACCCGGACATTCCAGACCAATGGGCCCGTCACCTACACCCTGACATTCCCCGCCTCCTTCAATGCCCTGAAGGACTCATCGACCGATAATCTCGTGACGATCTACGAGCACAACCGCGAAGCGTGGCTGATCGGTGAAAAGACTTCGGAGGTCTGGTATCAGCAAGGCGGCCAGAATTTCGCGTTTGCTCGCATCCCCGGAGTGGGTCCACAGATCGGGTGCGCCGCCAAGCATTCAATCTCACGCATCGGGCCATCTCTTATCTGGCTCGCGAAGAACGAGCAGGGCGAAAACATGGTGGTGATCACAGCCCAATACGGCTGGGAACGCATCTCCAATCACGCGGTCGAGCATGCCATTTCTGGCTACCCGCTCGTCTCAGATGCGATCGGGTACGCATACGAAGAGGAAGGGCACCTCTTCTATGTGCTCACATTCCCCACTGCTGACGTTACATGGTGCTGGGATATGACCGCGAGTCGTAAATACGGCGATCCGGTTTGGCATCAGCGTCTGTCGTACGACCCAACACTGGGTCAGTATCATCGACATCGCAGCAATTGTTACGTGGACTTTCAGAACTTGCGCCTGGTCGGTGATTATCAAACCGGGCAGGTCCACCAGATGTCTCGAAAGTTCTACACCGATGCGGGCAGTCCTTTGAGGTGTCAGCGGCGTACTCCGCACATCTGGTCTCGAGAGGATCGCAAGCGTGTATTTCAGAGCCGCTTGCAGATTGAATTCACCCCCGGCGTGGGTCTGCAGACTGGCCAAGGATCCAATCCCCAGATGATGCTGCGCTGGTCGGATGATGGTGGCTTCACCTGGTCCAATGAGCATTGGGCATCTATCGGGCAGGCCGGCCAGACAAAGAATCGCTGCACGTGGAATCGGCTCGGGCAGGCGTGGGATCGCGTGTATGAGGGTAACTTCAGCGATCCCGTCCCTCGAGACATCATCGGAGCGACGCTCTTTGGTGAAGGCGAGGAAGAGAGTGAGGCGGCATGACTCAGACGTTTCAAAGCTTGCCCACGTATGAGCAGCCGCTTACGCAAGGCAAGAATACGAGCTCCGTCTGGTATCGCTTCTGGCAGGCGCTCTATCAGGGCCGCCCCCCGGGGGCTGAGTCTGTGATTACGCCAGGGACGTCGCCGTTCACGTATCAAGCATCTCAACGTGGTTTCATCATTCTGCAGGGCGGCACGGTCTCGCTGGTGCAATTCTCCCGTGGCGGGGTGACCAACTACACCACGGGTCAGACTTCCGGGTGCTTCTCCCTTTCGGCTGGTGACTCACTCATCGTGACGTATTCAGCCACTCCCAACATGACCTTTGTGCCTCAGTGAGGACGTATGTCTAGCGCGATCTTCAAATTCAACTCTGCTGCCGATACAACTGCGAGGCAGGCGTCCGGAAGCGATGCAGGGGCTGTGCTAACCGGGTACGAGTTTTTCAACGGTGCAGCTGCCGCACGCTTCGTCAAGCTTTACTGGGGATCGCCCGGAACATTTTCAGGTAACAGTGATACACCCACGGTCGGAACCGACCTTCCGAATATGACCATCCAGATTGCTGCGACGGCAGCCGCAAGACTGAGCTATACGAGTGCTCCGCGCGGACGCGGCAGGCTTTTCTATGCGGTCACAGTGAATGCGGTGGATACGGACACCACAGCGGGATCGGCCGGCGATGTGATCGGGTCACTATTCATCGAATGAACGATCTGACGCGCCTCACGACGCGCGAGGATATCGAACGACTTCAGGCCACGATGGCCAAGATGCCGCAGGCTGAAGTGCGCACCCGGCACTATTTCGCAGATGGAATGTATTGCCGCGAGCTATGGAGGCCGGCTGGCTGTACGATTGTAGGGAAGGTTCATCGGAAAGAGCACTTCTACATCGTTCTCGCAGGCGAAGTGACCGTGACACGAGATGGTCAACTGCCCGAACGGATCAAAGCCCCTCGAATCATCGTGAGCCAGCCAGGAACGAAGCGGGCTGTATACGCACATATGGATTCTGTCTGTATCACCATTCATCGCGTGCTTAGCCAGGATCTCGGCCAGATCGAAGCCGAACTGATCGAGCCTGATGAAACTGCCTTGTTTGATGCTCGAAACGAGTTGAAGCAGGAGAAACTGACGTGAGCTGGATTGCCGTCGCTGTTGCCGGCGGTTCTATTCTCGGTGGTCTCATCACTTCACAGGGTGCGCAGTCCGCGGCCGATACTCAGGCGGCTGCGGCGAACAATGCAGCTCAGATTGGCCTGAACGAATTCAACACGATCACGCAACAAGAGTCTCCCTATATGCAGGGAGGCTATGGGGCGCTGGGCGCGTTGGAATACGGTTTGGGGGTTCCGTCTACTGCGAATCCAGCCCCGTCGTACGGAAACGATATGGTGACCTGGCAACAAGGGATGGGGGGACAAGGAAGGTGGTCGGGTGGCGTCATGGGATACGACCCCTCGAGCGGCTTCAAAATCGGAGCCGGAGGCGGAATCACTCAACTGATTCCTGGGGGGACGGCCGCGGCTCCTCCAAGTCCTGCAGCTCAGACAGGCCCGGGAGGCTCAGGCGCATTTGGCTACGGAAGTCTGCTAGCTCCATTCACAGCAGATACCTTCCGCCAGTATTCGCCGGCCTACCAGTTCCAGAAGCAGCAGGGAATGCAACAGGTCCTGAACGGGGACGAAGGCGCAGTCGGCAGCCTTTCGGGAGCGGCGCAAAAGGACCTGATCAGCTTCAACCAGTCGCTCGCCGATACCGCATTCTCGGATGCCTTCAATCAGTACCAAACGCAACAGGGGAATATCTACAATAGGCTCGCCAGCCTGGCGCAGCTCGGTCAAAACGCCGCTGCGAACACGGGAGCGCAAGGCGCAAATCTCGCGGGCCAAGTTGCCCAGAGCGTCACGAATGCGGGCACCGCCCGCGCTGCCGGGCAGATCGGATCCGCGAACGCTTGGAGCGGCGCACTATCCAGTGCGGCGCCATGGCTTGCTTCGATGGGCTCTGGCGGCGGTTATGGCGGATATTTCTCTGATACAGGATTGACCGGCGCTACCGCGGGGTACGGCTGATGCCAGAGATGACTCCGGTTGCCAATCAGATCCAGCCTCCGGACCCGATGAAGGGCATCAATACCTTCTCGGGTATTCTCGGCCTGAGGCAACAGCAGCAGGCGCTCCAAACTGGTCAGTACGAGCAGCAGACCGCGCGCGCAACGGCCTCACAGGCGAGCCAACGCGATCAAGAATTGCAGGCGGCTCAACGGCTCGTATTCAATGGCGCAAAGAGCGGGGATTACACGCTGCCTGACGGATCTCTGAACCGCCAGAAAATGTCTGACGATCTGTTGAAAGTGGCTCCGACCTATGGCGGGGAGATTTCGAGCAGGATGCTGTCTCAAGCCAATGAGATCGTCGCCAACCAGCAGGCGCACTTCAATCTGAGCACGGACAAGCGCAAGCAGATGGGGCAGACGTTCGCCGCTCTCGCTGGCGATCCGGAACTCGACAATACCAAGGTCATCGATAGCTTCAACGAGCTCGCCGACACCATGCGTGATCCGGAGGAGCGAAGGATGCTGTTCTCGATGGCCACTCATCTTCCGCCAAATGCGAAACCTGAGGATTTGCGCAACCTCATGAGCCGCTGGGCGTCAGCCGCCACTGGCGAAAGCCCGATCGAACAACGCTCAAACGCGGCAGGCCAATCGGTGAACGTCAATCGCTTCAGCGGCGGCCTCTCCATGCCACCGGGAAGCAACGAGAGAACCAACCCCTCGACACCCAGCGTGGCCGGCACCACGGCGTACCATACAGGTACAGCCTCTGCGGATATCGCTCGAGCCAATGAGGTGGGCGGCATGGCGCAAAGCGCATCGGCGACGATTGCACTCACTCAGCGCGTTGACCAGCTCGCCAAGGAGATCAATTCGGGTCACCTGGCCGCCATGGTGGCAAAGGGCTCCAACTATCTCGGCTTCAGTTCGGTGGCGGAGGCGCGCACGGAACTCCAGAAAGATCTTGGGCAGTTGCGCGGAGCTGTGGCGGGCCGGGCTGGATCGGATCAGCGGGCGAGCGAAATTCTGGAAGGGTATCCAACCGATACCACACCAGAGCATACGATCCATGCAGCGATGGACTACATTCGGGGATCTGCGCGTCAGATGATCGCGCGCAACCGCCTCCTGGCTGAATACAAGAAGGGTGATCCGGAGAATCTGCGCGGATTCCAGGCGGCGGATAATGCGCTCGTTTCATCGACCGACCCTCTCATGCACGAGTTTGCCTCCCTCAAGCCGGAGGAGAGGAAAGAGTTTTACCGGCGCAACTTCCGTACGTCACAAGATGCACAGGCGTTCAAGGATCGCGTGACGGCGGCACAGCGGCATACCAAGCTACTGGGTGGAAATGAGTAACGTTGACCCCGACGTCGCAGAGGCATTCTCGGATGCCGCGCAGCCGCAGGCTGTCGTTGGGCATGTCGATCCCGATATCGCGGAGGCGTTTGCGGATGCCGCATCGGATTCGAAACCCTCTGTGACGGGTGCGGCGCATTTCAAAAAGGCAGCGAGCGTAGCTTCGCGCCATCCCATGACGTTCATGCTCGGCATGGGTGAGAACGCGCTGAGCGGCGTCACCGGAGGAGTCGGATCGCTTGTGGATGCGGTAACGGGCTCCGATCCTGGTACGCATGACTACGCCTACCGACCCCGCACGGAGGCCGGCAAAGAGATCGCCGCGTTATCAGCAGAGGAGACCGCCAACCTGGGTCACCGGTATGACCAGGCGTTCGGTACCGGTCCCGCGGCTCAGACGCTCAAGGAGCGTATCCCGGAAGCTCTGGGTGCGGTGGGCACCGTGACGGGCGCCGCGGAGATCCCGAAGGCGATCCGGCCGCGCGTTGCGCCGCTCGGATCGCGCCCAACGGTCGATAGCCCGCGGTCTATTGGCGCAGCAGCCGCCACCCCGAATCTCAGCGCTGTGAGCCCCGAAACCCGGGCGGCAGTTCAGGCGCGCGCACAGGCCGGCGCACGAATCAACAATGAGGTTCTGGCCCGGCATGCCGAGGCCGAGTCCCTGCCGATCCCCGCTCGCCTCACGAAAGGGCAGGCGACTCGCGATCCTATGATGTATTCCGAGGAGCAGAACCGCCGCGGCGAGATTCCGGATATGGAAGCGCATCTGAATGCGCAGAATCAGAACCTGATCGACAACCTCCGTCATTTACGTGAGAACGAAGTAGGCCCGGATGTGCACTCGACGGATGTTGCCGGTCACGCCGACAACATCATCGAAGCCTACAAGGCGAAGGATGCTGCTGCGACTGCAGACATTTCCGCGAAGTACAAGGCCCTCCAAGATGCGAATGGCGGCCAATTCCCGATCGATAGCGGAACGCTCTACCAGAACATTGAGCAGAGCCTGCACGATCGGCTGCTCTTCGAGCATGCGCCGACTGCAGAGCTAAATCAGCTCAAGGCGATGGCCGAGAAGGGCATGACCTTCGAGCAGTACGAGGCCATGCGGACCAATCTCGCGCGCGTGATGCGCTCCTCGAAGGATGGCAACGAAGTAGCAGCCGCCGGGGTTATGCGCCAGGAGATGGAGAGCCTACCGCTATCTGGCGAGGCATCCGCACTCAAGCCCTTGGCGGATGCCGCGCGCAGTGCTGCCAGGGAGCACTTCGAGGAGCTCCGGGCTGACCCGGCCTACAAAGCGGCCGTGGGGTACAACGAAGAATCCCCCGGAACGTCAGTCTCTCCCGAGCGCTTTGCCCAGAGATTCGTCATCGGCGGCTCGCGCGATCAGGTCGCGCTCATGCGCAATACCCTGAAGGACGACCCGCGTGCGGTGCAGGCCATGGGCGTTCTCGGGCTCGAGCAGCTCCGCAGTGCGGCCCGCGTGGGGCCCAATTGGGACGCCGGCAACTTCGCTGCCGATAGCTTCGGGAAGGCTTGGGACAACATGGGTCCGAAGCAGCGGTTGCTGTTCACGCCTGCGCAGCAAGAGATCTTGCAGAAACTGGCGAACGTCGCGCGAAACGAAAAGAGCGTGCCGCCGGGATCTCACGTGAATTACTCGAATACGCGCGTCGCACAACTGGCTGAAGGAGCCAAAAGCGGCGCGGCGGGGATCGCCGAGCATGCGGTCAACGCCAAGGTGCCATTCTTGGGCACGATCGGACGCGCGGTGGGGAAGGCCGTGCTCGGTGGCCGGGAGGCTCGAGCATTTGCTCGAGAGCATCTCGCCCCGGGGGCAGGGATCGATTACGTCGCGCCGTCAACGCCTTGAGGGGTAATCCAGGCCCGCACCCGGGCCAAGATGCTCCTTGAGCCAGCGTTTCCTCTCTCGTTTCTCTTCGTACTTGCGCCCAGCCCAGAAGGCTAGGGCGATGAGGATGATTGCCCAAAGCATATGACGACCGTCCTGACGCCGACGCCGGTTCAAGGGTTCCGAGACAACAACGGTAACCCTTTGGCCAGCGGAAAGCTATTTACATATCAAGCAGGCACTAGTATCCCGGCCGCGACGTATACGGATTCGACCGGAGGCACCCCAAACGCCAATCCGATCGTCCTAAACGCTCGTGGCGAGTGCAATTTGTGGCTTACGCCCAATACGGCCTACAAGTTCGTCCTACAGGATTCTCTTGGTAACACGATCTGGACAGTAGATCAGGTCACGAGTTCGCAGTTGGTCACGCTGTATGGAGGCGTGGATACCGGGGCTGTAAACGCGTATGTCCTAAACTTCACTGCAAACTTTAGCTCATACTTCGACGGGATCATTATCTACTGGATCCCGTCGCAATCTAACACATCCGGCAGCACCATCAACGTCAACGGTCTTGGCGTTGTAAACATCCTGAACCAGGATGGGACTGCTCTATACGTGAATGAGATCGTTGCGAACCGATGGGCGACCATCGCTTATCGCGGCGGGAATTTCTATCTGCTGTCAACTACTGGGAATGCAGCCTTTGCTGCGTCCCGCATCACGACAGCGCAGAACATGCCGGTAAATGTGATCACGGATTGCATTTTCAATTCTACCACTACGAATCAGGCATCCGCGTACAACACGACAACTGGCGTGTTCACTGCGCCGAACTATGGGATCTACCACTTCGATGCCTCAATTGGCCTGCTCCCGGCCGGGACAAACGCAGTCTTGAACAGCATCTACTTTAGCAAGAACAATGCGACGAGTGGCGCTGGTCTCAGATTTGATTTGAGTGTCGGTGTGTTTGGACAGCAATATAGTAATACGGGGAATTCTGCCAGATTCACCGGTGGTGTCACGATCGAAATGAATGCTGGAGATACCATGCGCGTCAAGTGGGACGCAGGAAGTTCTGGTGCTGGCGTCAATCAGTTCGCCATATCCTCCAGCTTCGGCGGAGCCAAAGTCGCATGACCGCGCAGCTCTCTCCTACCCCGGTCCAAAAGTTTTTCGATAATAACGGATTCCCCCTATTCAACGGCCAGCTATTTACGTACGCGGCTGGAACAACGACGCCACAGGCGACCTACGTCGATTCGACGCAAACAACCCAGAATACCAACCCAATAATCCTGAACGCGCGCGGTGAATGCAACCTGTGGCTTGACCCGACGAAGAGCTACAAACTCGTCCTGCAAGACTTTTTCGGCAATACGATCTGGACGGTTGACAACTATGCGAACCCGGGGAATGCCCCGAGTGCGGTAGTGGACTCTGGGACCCTGAACAATGTGGTCCTAACAGTTCCGCTGCTCGGAACTCCACAGGCGGACGCCGTGGTGTTCTTCAAGGCCGCGAATACGAACACGAGCGCTGTCACGATGACGGTGAACGGGCAGGCGAAACCGCTCACGTGGCAGAATCTTGCCGGGCTTAATGGCGGAGAGATACAGGCGAATGGATGGTACGCCGCTGTATTCGATGGCACGCAATGGCAGCTCCAGGGACCATCCCTTCAGCCTCCTCAGATGCGCACTGCGGCCGAGATCGCCGCCGGGGTGACGCCTACGAACTATGCATATATGCCGGGGGACGTGCGGCGGTATGGCGCTGACCCAACTGGCACGTCTGCCAGTGACACTGCGCTGTCCAATGCGATTGCAGTCTGCGGAACGGCGGGCGGGACCATCCGCGCGCCGGCCGGTACATACAAGTTCGCCTCCGCAATCAACCTAAACCAAAAGACCAGCATCATTATCCAGGGGGATGGAGCGGCAACTGGCGGAGCATCTCCTGCCACCGTGTTCCAGTACACCGGGACGGGATCAGGCGTCTGGATCACGATGAATTCTGCGGTGGGTTGTCAGTTTCGCGGAATTCAATTCGTCCATACGCAGGCGTCCTTCACCGGGACCTACATCCAGTGCAACAACGATGGATCCCACGGCGACCCGCATGACTGCGGGTTGTTTGACTGCACGCTTGGCCAGAATGTTGGTACCGGAACGATCCACTTGGACCTCAACAAGTGCATCATCTTCACCGCCGAGCGGTGTGAGTTTTCGTACGGCAATCCTTCGGTCAAGCTCGCCCAGTCGGGCGGCTACTCAAACGTCATCCGTTTTCGAGATTGCACGTGGGCGAGCAATTATGTCGCTCCGGTGCAGAACATTGGTGCTGCCGCGCAGGCAATTCTGTTCGAGGGCTGCACGTTTGAGAATTTGACAAACAACACAGGGGCGGCGGTGCTCTCGGCGGCATCGTCCGCCATATTCGATGGAATCAGCTTCCATGGGTGCTGGTTCGGCGATGTCACTTCCACGAGCGCATGCTCGTGGATTGACATCTACGGCGCAGGGTTGGTGTTCACGGGAAACTACATTTCTGGCAATCAGACCGGCACGACGGGTATTACACTCCGGCAGTTCGCGGGATCTAAGATCTTAGGCAATACGCCCGTGTCGCTGCTGAACTTCGTCAACTTCGCAGTCGCCAACTGCCTCAATGCCGAGATCAGCGGGAACCCCGCGAATAACGTCACCAACTTCGTCGCGAACGGAAACAACGTTCCGACCGGAAGTCTGATCTGGTACAGCAACTTCGGGATCAGCAATCCGCCGAGTTCCAACCATGGTGCGTTCGGAAACAACGGTTGTCGGGTCAATGCGGACGGCACGATAGAGCAGTGGGGATCGGCCAGCGTGACGATCGGGACTCCGCTGTCAGTGACCTTCGCGACGAACGGACTGGCTTTCCCCAATGCCTGCTGGCAGGTGGTGTGCGGGTTCGGCACTTTTCCGGGTACCGACACAGTTGGCGCCACGTCCATCAGCGCGACGGGTTTCACGATCTCGACCGGCGGGACTGCGGGCACTGCCACCGTGTACTGGCGAGCGTTGGGGAACTGAAGACACACTGACATGAGATCATGAATGACATATTCGGCGATCCCAAATCCATCATCGTTGGTCTCATCGGGGCGGTCATGGCGCTGCTAGCCTGGATTGGACGGCGCGAACTGGAGCGCGTGAAGGGTGACAACCAGAGCCTGCGAGACGATATGGAGAGGCGGCACAAGGAGAACATCGACCGTCTCGACCGCATCGAGACCGGCGTAACGGATACGCACCGCCGGATTGATGATCTCTACCGAGACTTGCTGGATCAGAAATGAGCCTCGAGACCTCCATCCTGGAGCATGAGGATTACGAGGAGCACGCCTACAAGGATTCGAAGGGCCTCTGGACATTCGCGATCGGCCGCTGCCTCGAGACGAACCCGCTGACCACGGGCGAATGGAAGTACCTGCTCGACAACGGGCACCTCGCCATCTCGATCACGGAGGCCGGCGCCGAATGGCTCATGGAGCAGTCGATTCAAGCGATCCGCGGCCAATGCATGCGCATGTTCGACTTCTGGCCGGCGCTCTCAGATGCCCGCAGAGACGTGCTCGTGGAGATGGCCTACCAGATGTCGATCCAGCGCCTCCTGGGCTTCCACGACATGCTGGAGGCGATCCGGCTGGGCCAATTCAAGCGGGCGGCCGATGCCGGCAGAGATTCGAAGTGGGCGCGTGAGGACTCGCCGAAGCGAGCCGAAGAACTGATGACGATTCTCGAACGGGGTACGCCATGAACGCACTGCTTCAATTCCTGATTGGCCCGGTCCTGCAGGCCGTAGAGAAGTATCTCCCGGACCCACAGGCCAAAGCGCAAATGCAGCTCGAGCTCCTGAAGCTCCAGCAGTCCTCGGAGTTCAAGGATCTCGACGCCGCTGTCCAGATGGCTTCGGCTCAGTCGGACGTGAACAGGGTCGAGGCGGCCAGCTCAGACCCCTTTGTGGCGCGCTGGAGGCCGTTTATAGGCTGGGTCTGCGGAGTGGGGCTGGGCGTCCAGTTTCTCGTCGGGCCGCTCCTGACGTGGATGGCGGGGCTCATGGGGCATCCTTTTACGTTCCCTCAGCTCGACATGGGTACGCTGCTGACGCTACTCCTGGGGATGCTCGGGCTCGGTGGAATGCGTACGGTGGAGAAGATCAAGGGCGTGGCCTGAGACGCGCCGCAGCTCCCGCGTCCTCGACCCACACATGCTGCATCGCCAAATCCGGTGGTGCAGGTCCCACCAGGCGGCTGAGACCTTGTGCTCGTGGCGCTGCGGCAGGCACCAGACGATGACCATTGCTT